GATCAAGGCATCTTTGTAGTACTAATTGACTCAGAGAACGCACTTGATGAAGCATGGCTACAGGCTCTCGAAGTTGACACAAGTGAAGAAAAACTTCTTAAACTTAATATGTCAATGATTGACGATGTAGCAAAAACCATTTCAACATTTATTACAGACTACAAAGCAATGGCGGAAGAAGACCGTCCTAAAGTATTGTTTGTAATTGACTCACTAGGTATGTTGCTAACGCCTACAGATGTTGATCAGTTTAACAAAGGTGATATGAAAGGTGATATGGGTCGTAAGCCTAAAGCACTAACATCACTTGTACGTAATACTGTTAACATGATTGGCTCGTTGAACGTTGGACTAGTGTGTACTAATCACACATATGCATCACAAGATATGTTTGACCCAGATGACAAGATTTCAGGTGGTTCAGGCTTTATCTATGCAAGTTCGATTGTAGTTGCAATGAAGAAGTTGAAACTTAAAGAAGACGAAGACGGCAACAAGATCTCAGATGTTATGGGTATCCGTGCTGGTTGTAAAGTAATGAAGACACGCTATGCAAAACCGTTCGAAGGTGTGCAGGTTAAGATTCCTTATGAAACTGGTATGAATCCTTATAGCGGTCTTATTGAATTATTTGAGAAAAAAGGCTTGTTAGAAAAGCAAGGCAATCGACTCAAGTATATTGACTTAGCCGGCAATGAACATCTTGATTATCGTAAGGCATGGATGTCTCCTGAGAAGATGGATTTAATTATGTCGGAATATAACGAGAAAATGACTCCTGTGGTAAATACCCAAGATGACATCGTTGATGACGATGTTGAAATTGAAATTACAGAACAGGAGTAATATATGGACAGTGGTTTAATCGTTGACATTTGGAATACGTTTAAAGAAGCAGTTGATAAAAAACAGATCGAAACTGTAGCCGAAAGATTTGTAGATGTATGTGCAGATTACGGTGCAGACGATACACATTTTAGAGACTCAATGGGAGCATGTGATATCTTAGATAGTGCAATCTCTTACTACTTAGATGAAGAACCAGATGATTATGATGTCGAAGATGACGGCTGGGATGAATGATTATGGGATGGTACAGCGAAGTTAGCCGTAACATTAATAAGATTCCAGATGCGATTGCATACTTTGAAACTGAATTAGTGAAAGCTAGGCATGAGTGTAAGTTATCAGGCAATGTAGAACGAGCCGCGGCGGAAATGCCTGGCATTGTTGAGCATCGGTTTAATCAACTTCAAGAAATTGAAGCAATCCTTAATTACCTAAATATTGAGCTACGCAGATTGCGTAGCTCATATTTTAAAAAATATCTTGAAAATTATCAGCGAGCTCTATCTAGTCGTGACGTTGAAAAATACGTTGACGGTGAAACAGACGTAGTTGACTATGAAAAGATTATTAACGAGTTTGCACTTATGCGGAACAAATGGTTAGGTGTGTTAAAAGCACTTGATCAAAAACAATGGCAAATTACCAATGTCGTTAAACTAAGAGTTGCGGGCATGGAAGATGCATCAATATAAGTTTCAGGTCCCTAAAAATTCAAAAGAAGTAAGAGGACAACTTTTTACGTATTTGTACAGAATGTGCGATACAATAACAATAGAATCTCCTCAAGAAATACAAGAAGATCGATTTCTTGCATTTAGTCATCCTTTTGATGATTGGGTATTTGATGCTATTCGAGCTAATCCTAAATTAAATTTCTTTCATATTGATAATGGTTATATTGGCAATCATAGACACAAGACTCCGTTCTATTATCGAATCAGTTACAACTCATTACAAAATACAAAACCTTGTCCTGTACCGCATAGTCGGCGCGAATTTTTAGAATTTGACGATAACTTATGGCAAGACTGGAATCCAATTGGAGAATATAATCTTTTAGTAATGCCCAACAATAGTAATATTTTTAAATACTTGGGACAGGATTATGATACCTGGAGACGAGATACTATACAGTATTATGAGAGTCAACCAACTAAATTAGTTATTAGAGAAAAAGAAGGTAAGCGTAGACAAAGATTTAAAGAAGTTTTGCCGTTGATGTCTAATGCAAAACAAGTAATCACATACCATAGTATGGCGGCAGTTGAAGCACTATGTTTAGGAAAGCCAATAAAAATACTAGGTCAAAGTGCTGTAGAACACTGGCAAGGACAAACTAATTTTGATCGTTCAGAAATGCTTGAACATATTGCATGGAGTCAATTTTCAAGAAATGAATTTGCAAGCGGAACTGCATGGAAATGCACATTTAAATATCAGGTAAAATAATATGTATGTAGAAATTGATGGATGGAGAAGTATTGAAGGTGACATTTGTTTAAAGTCTGCTAAAAAGCAAGGCGCAGGTAACATTAATAACTATCAAAACTTAGAACTTGCAACAGCAATGAGCTCGTGTGCAAAATGGCGAGTTGCCGTTGATGTAGGAGCTCATGTAGGTATTACAGCATATCAAATGGCAAAAAGTTTTGAACACGTTCATGCATTTGAAATTAATCCTCAGATTTACAACTGTATGAAACATAATCTTGCTGTTAGAAAAGTTGATAATGTTACAACATATCCTGTTGGTTTAGGAGCAATAGAAGAAACTGTTGAAATTAACACGACAAATAAAAGTTTCAGTACACACGTTCGTCCAAACAGTACAGGTTCAATTCCTGTAAAACCTTTAGATTTTTTTAATCTGCGAGATGTAGATTTTATTAAAATTGATGCTGAGGGATATGAACCGTTTGTAGCAATGGGCGGAATAAAAACCATTGAACGTTGTAGGCCTATAATCTTATATGAATGTAAAGACCACCCAACACGTTATGGGTATCATGCTAATAGTATTAGAGAAATTTTAAGTCCATTAGGATATAGAATGATTAGAAAAATAGGCCGCGGCGAAAAAAATGCAGTAATAGGTTATCGACCCGGAATGGCACCAGATGTTTGAGTTACCGAGATTATATGGAAGTTTAACGCCAGCAAGTGAAAGCTGTGTTGTATTCTTTAGTTGTGATTACGATTATTTTGATCGACACGGATTTGCATTACAACAAAGTATTAATAGAACACTAGGTTGGATGCACGTACATTGTCATATTATAAATGAAGGAAACATGAATAAACTTGTGTTAGATGATTTACAATCCAAATATAAGTTTACGTATACATGGGAAGATGTCGATAATAAATTTTACACTAATCTAAAAAAGAATCATAAGCGCATGAAAGACGGCATTGATATTTTTAAGACTTCTGATTTAGATTATATTGCAAGAAGAACTTATCTTGCAAGTGTTAGATTTATGAGATTAGATGAATTATTTCCTAATAAAACTCAACACGTTTTTCAAATTGACTGCGATAGTATTTTAAGAAACGGATTTCATCAATCAGCATTTATGAATCTTGCTTGTCACGTTGGCATTATGCCTAAACCAAAAGATACAAATGTGTTTATTGCAAGTGCGTTAACATTAGGAATCAATGACGACGGACAACTTTTTAGAAAATTGTTTAGCGATAACATGAAACAAGGGTTTGATGACGGATGTTATTGGTTTATTGATCAAGATATTCTCAGGCAGACTATCTCGCAATGGAATAACGAATTAAACAAACCTTATCATAGTATTCCATATAAGTGGAATGCTTGGGGTCTAAAAAAAGATGATATCTTTTCAACAGGTAAAGGCGGCAAGAAAAATGACAAACGTTATAAAGCGGCTCAACTACGTTGGTTACCAAATCATTGGAAAGTTAAAATTGAACAAGAATTACGAGAGTTAAATTATGGCAGTAAATGATGGATTTGTCATTTACTTGCCATCATATCCTATTAGTGTCAAGATGGCAAATAGGGCGATACAAACAGGTAGAGAACATGGATGGAATATTAGTCTCTACGAAGGTGTATTAGGTACTACTAATACACTCGAACAAAATAATCTATATCCAATCGAGCATAAGAAAGCAAAAAGACTATTAGCTCGTCCTGGCACACAAGGATGCTTTTTAAGCCAATATAATTTATGGAAAAAGTGTGTTAACATTAATACACCTATTTGTATTTTTGAGCACGATGTTGTATTTAAAAAGCCAATGGGAGAATATGAAGATTGTGATGTATATAAATTTGAAGGCTTTAACAAGGCAAAACCTATACCAGCAGGTAACTGGTTTGAAGGTGCTAGAGCATATCGCATTACGCCTACTGGGGCAAAAAAGATACTAGACTGGGTGCATACTAATGGAGTCATGCCAGCAGACTGGATGTTATGCGACGGTATTGTGGATATGCGCTTTGATAAGTATAGTAAAGTCACATATGAAACAAACGTAAGTTTTACAAAGGATCTATCATGAAGCGTATGATTTATCAAGTAGCAGTTGGTGCCCAAAGCAAACTGTACTTGCATTGTATTGAAAGTGTAAGACAGTATTGTGCAAAATACAATATTGATCATGTAGTTCAAACACAACCTATTTTAAAAATTAGACCAGATATTGAACGGACCGGGCGCAGTAAAGAAGCTGTTGAACGCCTCGGGTATCTACCAATTTTTGAAAAAGAAAATGCATTTTCGCATCTATACAAATATGACCAAGTTGCAATTGTAGACAGCGACATTTATATCAGACCAACAGCACCAAATATTTTCGAAGAGCTAACAAGTGAATATGCCTTTGGCGCGGTTGCAGAACGTGAACTACCGTGTGCAAAAAAATACAAATCAAAAATTAAAAAATACAGCAAGTCGGCATTTGAACCATGTACAGATGTAGACTGGAAATGGAACGAACTAGGTGCTGAATTCTATAATATGGGATTAATGGTAATTAATTGTCAAAAGTTTCTTCCATATCTAAAAGATCAAACACCAAAGGAATTTTTAAGTAGACCCGAGTTTAAAGACTTTGT